TTATAACAGAGTCTTTAGTGTATAGAGCATTTCGATAGCTTGGCGTGGCGTCAGGTTGTCCACGTCGAGCTTGCCGATCTTCTCGATCACCGGATGCGGCAGGCTGGCGAACAGGTCGCTCTGGTGCGGCGTGCTGGGCGCTCCCGGGCTTGCTGGCGCGGTTTCGTGGGGCAGGCTGTTGGTTTCCAGGCGGCCCAGGTGCTCGCGGGCTCGCTGGATCACCGGTGCCGGCACGCCTGCCAGTTGTGCCACTGCCAGGCCGTAGCTCTGGCTGGCAGGCCCTGGCAGCACATGGTGCAGGAACACGATGCGTTCGTTGTGCTCGGTAGCGTTCAGGTGCACGTTGGCCACCAGCGGCTCGCTTTCGGGCAGCACGGTCAGTTCGAAGTAGTGCGTGGCGAACAGCGTGTAGGCGCGCAGCTGGGCCAGGCGCTCGGCGGCGGCCCAGGCCAGCGAGAGGCCGTCGAAGGTACTGGTGCCGCGGCCCACTTCGTCCATCAGCACCAGGCTGCGTTCGGTGGCGTTGTGCAGGATGTTGGCGGTTTCGCTCATCTCCACCATGAAGGTAGAGCGCCCACCGGCCAGGTCGTCGCTGGAGCCGATACGGGTGAAGATGCGGTCCACCAGCGACAGCTCGCAGCTGGCGGCCGGCACGAAGCTACCGATATGCGCCAGCAGCACGATCAGTGCGGTCTGGCGCATGTAGGTGGACTTACCACCCATGTTCGGGCCGGTGATCACCAGCATGCGCGTGTTGTCGTCCAGGCCCAGGTCGTTGGCCACGAACGGCGTGGTCAACACCTGCTCGACCACCGGGTGGCGACCCTGGCTGATGCGCATGCACGGTTCGTCGACGAATGTCGGGCAGTTGAGGTCAAGGTTCAGCGCACGCTCGGCCAGGTTGCTGACCACATCCAGTTCGGCCAGCGCCGCGGCGGTGTCCTGCAGCGGGGCCAGGTGGCCGATCAGGGTTTCGAGCAACGCATCGTAGAGCATCTTCTCGCGCGCCAGGGCACGGCTCTTGGCCGACAGCGCCTTGTCTTCGAACGTCTTGAGCTCGGGGGTGATGAAGCGCTCGGCGCCCTTGAGGGTCTGGCGGCGGATGTAGTCGGCCGGCGCCTGTTCGGCCTGCTTGCTCGGCAGCTCGATGAAGTAGCCATGCACACGGTTGTAGCCGACCTTGAGGTTGGCAAGGCCCGTGCGGGCCTTTTCGCGGGCTTCGAGGTCGATCAGGAACTGCCCGGCGTTCTCGCTCATCGACAGCAGGTCGTCGAGCTCGGCGTCATAGCCGACCTTGAGCACGCCGCCATCACGGATCACCGCAGGCGGGTTGTCGATGATCGCCTTCTGCAGTAGGTCGGCCAGTTCCGGGTAGGTACCGGCGATGGCCGCCAGGCGCGCCAGGTGCGGTGCCTCCAGCTCGGCCATGGCGTTCTGCAGTTCAGGCAGCGCGCCAAGCGCGTCGCGCAGGCGCGCCAGGTCCCGTGGGCGAGCATTGCGCAGGCCGATACGGGCGAGAATCCGCTCGATATCGCCGATGTCCTTCAGTTGCGGTTGCAGCTTCTCGAAGCGGTAGCCGTCGAGCAGGCAGCGAATCGAGCTCTGGCGGGCCTGCAGCACCTTCAGGTCACGCAGCGGCCGGTTCAGCCAGCGGGTCAGCAGGCGGCTGCCCATGGCGGTCTGACAGCGGTCGATCACCGATTGCAGGGTGTTGTCGCGGCCCCCGGCCAGGTTGACGTCCAGCTCCAGGTTGCGCCGGCTGGCGCCGTCTAGCACCACGGTGTCGTCCAGCCGCTCGTGCTTGAGGCTGCGCAGGTGCGGCAGGGCGGTGCGCTGGGTTTCCTTGGCGTAGGCGAGCAGGCAGCCGGCGGCGCCGATGGCCAGGGTCAGCTTCTCGCAGCCGAAGCCCTTGAGGTCCTGGGTTGCGAACTGCTGGCACAGGCTCTTGCGCGCCGAGTCACGGTCGAAGTCCCACGGCGCGCGGCGGCGCGAGCCACGGCGCTTCTCGGCGGGCAGGCCCTGGGGCCAGTCGTCGGGGATCAGCAGCTCCACGGGGTTGACCCGCTCGAGCTCGGCCAGCAGGTTTTCCCAGCCCTTGAACTCCTGCACGGTGAAGTTGCCGCTGGTGATATCCAGCACGGCCAGGCCGAACAGGCGTTCGTCACCCAGTACGGCGGCGATCAGGTTGTCGCGGCGCTCGTCGAGCAGGGCTTCGTCGCTGACCGTGCCTGGGGTGATGATGCGCACCACCTGGCGTTCCACCGGGCCCTTGCTGGTGGCCGGATCGCCGATCTGCTCGCAGATCACCACCGATTCGCCCAGCTTCACCAGCTTGGCCAGGTAGCCTTCGGCGGCGTGGTAGGGGATACCGCACATGGGGATCGACTGGCCCGCTGACTGCCCGCGGGCGGTCAGGGTGATATCCAGCAGTTTGGCGGCCTTCTTCGCGTCTTCGTAGAAGATCTCGTAGAAATCGCCCATGCGGTAGAACATCAGCTGGTCCGGGTGCTGGTTTTTCAGCTTCCAGTACTGCTGCATCATCGGGGTGTGTGCGGAAAGATCGCTCATTACAGAAACTTGGCTCGCAGTGTCGTTTAGACCAAAGGCAGCGGGCAATGGTACAGGGATTTTTTCCCCGTTGCCGGGCCTAACGCTGCGCAGCGACCTTTTGCCCCTGGCATTGTGTTAATGCATATTTGAATTTGCATTTGTGCACGAGATGGTTACTATGCACGTTATGCAAAAACGCAACGTAGCTACCGTCTTGAGAGCATTGCTCGACCGCCACGGGATCTCCCCCACGGAGCTTCACCGTCGCACCGGCGTGCCCCAATCCACCCTGTCGCGGATTCTCAGCGAGAAGATCGTCGATCCTTCCGACAAGCATGTGTCGAAGATCGCCGAGTACTTCGGCGTGAGCACCGATCAGTTGCGCGGCCGTGCCGACCTGGGCGATACCCGCCCGGCGAACGCGCCGCGCGCCGACGTGCAGCTGCAGGACATCAGCCTGTGGGATGACGATACCCCCGTCGAGGACGACGAAGTGTCCATTCCGTTTCTTCGTGAGGTCGAGTTGGCAGCAGGATCAGGACGATTCGTCATCGAGGAAAGCGAGAAGGCCAGCCTGCGCTTCGGCAAGCGCAGCCTGCGTCACAACGGCGTGCAGTTCGACCAGGCCAAGTGCGTGACGGTGCGCGGCAACAGCATGCTGCCGGTGCTGCGTGATGGCGCCACGGTGGGGGTGAATGCGGGCAAGAGCGGCATCGGCGACATTGTCGACGGCGACCTGTATGCCATCAACCACAATGGCCAGTTGCGCGTGAAACAGCTGTATCGCCTGCCCACGGGTATCCGCCTGCGCAGCTTCAACCGCGACGAGCACCCGGACGAGGACTACACCTTCCAGCAGATGCAGGAGGAGCAAATCAGCATCCTCGGGCATGTGTTCTGGTGGGGCATGTACGCCCGCTAGGTTCTACGCTTTCTCAGAAACCCGCCCCGGCGGGTTTTTTGTGCCTGCTCAAACCCCTTATTGACCCTTTCCGGCAAGACCGATACCTGCAAAAGTTTGCGGGGTCGGCCCTGTCGGAGCAAGCATCAGCGCGCTGGCTACTTCGCCATTTCGGCGGTTTGTGCCGAGCGGGTAAGCCCTTCGGCCAGCGCGGGATAGACCTTGAGCGCCCCCGTGATACTCAGGTGATCATCATCGGAATACAGAAACGCGTTCCCCTCGACCAGCGGGCAGATATCCCCAGGGCACAGCGCGCGGTCGTAGTTGATGATTGTGGCGGATGTCTTGCGCAACGCCGCGTTCACGAATGCTTGATTGCGAACATGCTCTTCGCGGCTGACCGACAACTTCAAGTATTCGCGTTCTATGCCGCGCCCACGCCGTAATACATCCTTGGGCTCATACCGCTGCTGCGGGTTATCCTCGATGAAGATAACGTTCACGCCAATCTGGGCATAGCGAGAAACGGTGTTATCCATTGCCCAGACAAGGTCATGGGTTGAGCTCTGGACCGTTGCCTTTGCGGATGGATCTCTTGCAATGCCATTGAACTCCGAAGGGCGTGACGGTGATGAAGTGTAATACGTCCAGCGATTGATCAATATGACGTGCTTAATACCCGAGGCCCGAACGTCGTTGAAGATGCGCTCGTTCAATGCCTGGCAATTGTGTTTTTCAATTCCGGCTTCGCCACGCAGTGACTGGATACCCAGGAGCGAGGGGCAGCCAGACGTTCCCGTAAACTTCATGCCTACCTTATGGTCGCGTGCAAACTTCTCCAATGCCGGCACCAGGCTCAGTGCATGACTGTCACCGTACGCAAAGTACTCAACGGGCGCACCACGCTCACCCAGCCCGCAGAACCAGCCATCCGGCTTCTTGTAGGCATAGGGTATTTCAAAGCATTCGGCCGCTCGCTCAGTGACTTTTATACTGTTCTGGTAGGCCATGAGTTTTTGGTTATGCGTTCGCTGTGCAATGCTGTCCTGCGTGTAGGTCGCATAGCCTGTTGCTCCGCAGCCAGCTGCCAGCAGCACGAGCACAATGACCTTGGAGCGCCCCTGCCACCTTGAACGCAGGGGAAGCTCCACCAGCCTGTATGTCAGCCAAGCCAGAAGAATAGCCAACAGTACGGCCGCTACGCGAATGCCGACAGTGGGTACTTCGCCTTCCACGATCCTTGCGAAAGACAACAAGGGCCAGTGCCACAGGTAGAGAGGGAAGCTGATCAAGCCGAACCACACGGCCAACTTGTTACCCAGCACCCTGCGATTGAACCAGGCATCAGGGCCCGCCGCAATGATCAACACAGCGCCCAGTACTGGAACGAGTGCCCATTTTCCAGGAAAGTTGAGGCCTTTGTTTATCCTGAAGAAGCCGAATACCAGTAAACACACACCCAGCACGGAAAGCACATGCCCAAGTCGTTTTCGCACGGCACGCGTTCTATAAAGGGTGAGCCATGCGAGAAGCGTGCCGGCCAGCAACTCCCAGAAACGTGTATGTGGTGAATAGAATGTGGCGATCGCATCATGCTTGACACCTTTGACGCTCAGGAAAAATGAGACAGCACCCAAGAGGATCGTCAAGGCCAGAACGTTGAACCTGAATCGCCACGCCACCCACAACAATATTGGCCAGACAATGTAAAACTGTTCCTCTACGCCCAAACTCCACAAATGCAATAGCGGTTTGGTTTCCACGGAGTTGTCGAAATAACCGACCTCACTCCATAGCACCAGGTTCGAGACGAAACCGGCGCCGCCTGCGATATGTTTTCCCAGTTGCCTGAATTCATCGTCCAGCAACGTGAACCAGCCGAAACCATAACACGCTGAAAGTATCAGCAGCAGCGCAGGAAATATGCGTTTTATACGTCGTGCGTAGAACTCGGTAAAACTGAATGCGCCCCGATCCAGGCTTTCAAAAATGATAGTGGAAATCAGGTAGCCTGAGATGACAAAGAATATATCGACGCCGATAAACCCTCCCCTGAGCACACTGGGGAAGGCGTGATAGATAACTACTGCCAAGACGGCAACAGCCCGCAAGCCGTCGATATCTGGGCGATATTTGGGATGAGAAAGATGAAGGGTAGGTTGTGTCATTTATAGGGTAAGCACTTGATGTCCGACGGAGGAGAACAGCCCCGTCAAAGCGAGGAAAATTCCGCGATTATAGCCTTTCGCCTCACTTCCAATGCAACGTTGATGGCGATGCCACAGCTATCTATCTGCCCGCTCAGGAGCAACTGCGCAGATCTCACCGATCACGAGCAACCAGATGGAAACGGAATTCATCTGCTGGCGCCCGTCAAAATCTCTGCTCCTCATGAGCCCGCTCTTGCCGATTCGCAGCCGGTGTTGACTGCATAAAACAGCCCTGCAGGCCCCACCGCGCAAGGCCCGCATGCGTCAGCGCAAATAAAATGCATAAATATTTCCAGAAATGCATTGACTGCATATGCATTGATGCATAATCTTTGTCTCAAGCCGGTCAGACACCGGCAGTGGCAAGGCAGCGATGAACAGGCCTGAACTGTTCAGAGGGTTGGCAACTGACCCGGGTGTGCAGCGTAAAGCACCGTAAGCAGTTATCCGGCGGGCAGGCGGCCGCGGTCGGAGGAACAATTTGAGGCGGGATCGCACGGCGCACCAGCAGTGGCCGGCGGTCCGACAACGCATTACTGAAAAGCCTGGGCGACCGGGCTTTTTGGAATGCCGAGTGATCGGCTGTTCAACAAGGGAGCACGAGCATGACAAACGAGCAACAGACGTTGCTGGAAATGCCGATCTGGCTGGTGATCGTCCTGGCATTGCTGGGCGGTCTGTCTGGCGAGATGTGGCGCGCAGACAAGGAGGGCGCCCGCGGCTGGGGCCTGTTCAGGCGACTGCTGCTGCGCTCCGGGGCCTGCATGGTCTGCGGCGTATCGACCGTGATGCTGCTGTATGCCAGCGGGCTGTCGATCTGGAGCGCCGCAGCCTTTGGTTGCCTGACCGCCATGGCGGGCGCCGACGTGGCCATCGGGCTTTACGAGCGCTGGGCTGCGAAGCGGCTGGGTGTGAAGGATTGCACACCTGCGCAACCAACCGACCATCCACCCCGCTGACGGGCGTCGGTGTTCGGAGGTGAAGGCCATGAGCCTCCAGTCATCGCCTGCGAGCGACACCTACAGGGCACACGCCCGCATTTGATCAATCAACGGAGAAAGACTCATGTCACTTACTGCTGAACAGATTCAGAACTGCAAGGCCCTGGTCACCAGCATCTGGGGCGCCAGTGTGGCAAACAACCTGGACTACAACGAGGAGGTCCTGGCCGTGGTAGGTACGGCGGTGAACGAAATCGGCACATGCAGTGCTCTGCTGGCTGATTTGTTCCGGGCCCTGGTGATCGCCACCGGGGCGGGTGCCGCATTGATCTACTCACGCATGTGGATCGTGGAAGGCGCGCAGAAGATCGCCGATACCATCAACGACATGAAGGAGGCCAATCTGCAGGCCCGGGCCTGCATCGCCACTGCTGCCGCAACCTATCGATCGCCGCTTGAAATGGCATCGATGGGTATTTGAACCCTTGCAGTAGACCCGGCATCCATCTGTCACGCCCAGGTTCGCCTGGGCGTTTTCATTGCGATGCAATAACAGAACAGCGCACCGATAGCGAGGAGTGACCGTGAACGAACTTGGGACGTTACATCAAGCGATCAGCGCCACCCTGAGTGCGGGCATGCCCCAGTTGCGGCACGTGGAAGCGTTTGCGCTGCCGGACGAGAACACGGCCTTGCCTGCGCTGATGCACACCCTCACCGGCATGAGGCCTGGCGTCGACCCCGGCGATGGGCGTACATGCGTTAACGCCTCGTTCGAGGCGAGGATTCTGGTGAGTAAAGCGCGCCAGCAGGCTTCGCTGGAAGCAATGACACTGGCCGCGCAATTGACCGCGCTGCTGCGCCAGCAGTTCTGGAGCCTGGGTTTCGTCGACGCCATCTCCCAGGTGCAGGCCCGTCCTTCAGCCATACCTGCCGAAGTACCCGGCACCCTGGAATGGCGGGTGCAATGGCAGCAGCCCGTTTACCTTGGCGACCTGCAGTGGCCCTGGCCAGACCAGCCACCCGGTTCGCTGCTGTTCGCCTTCAGCCCCGACACAGGACCCGCGCACAAGGACAGCTACCAGGCACCGGAGGACATGGCATGAGTTACGCCAGCTCCATGCATGACCGCATGCTGGCGGCGCTGGTCATTCCATGTCGGGTGGTCGGCATCGACCTGGCAGCAGCGCGGGTACGGGTCTCCGATGGCGCCGGCTGGACCAGCGCCTGGGTGCGCTGGCACAGCCACGCGGCAGGCAAGGCCCGCCACTGGCGTGCGCCGAGCCTGAACGAGCAGGGCGCACTGCTCAGCCCCAGCGGTGAGCCGGCGCAGGGCACCTTCGTACCGGGCCTGTACGGCAATGCCGGCGCGCCACCCGACAATCGCGAGCACGTCGAGGTATGGCGCTTCGATGACGGTGGCTCGCTGGTCTACGACTGGCAGGCCCGCAGCTACAGCATCGAGCTGCCCGGTGGCACCGTCAGCCTCAAGGTGGCCGGCAGCTCGCTGCTGGTCACCGACAACGCAATCACCCTGAACGCCGCCAACATTGCCCTGACCGGTGAGGTGAGCATCAACGGTGGCCTGCGCGTGACCGGTGACATTCTGGGGGCCGGCAAGATCATCGACACCGGCGGCAACACCGCCAATCACAAGCACTGAACCCCGCCCGCCGACGCGGGCTTTTTTATGCCTGGAGACAACATGGCTAGTGAATGCATTCAGGCCAGGGAGGTACCGCGATGATCGGCATGAGCCGCCACGGCGGGCAGACGCTGTCCGGCATCGGGCACCTGCGCCAGTCCATCGAAGACATCCTCACCACCCCGCTGGGCAGCCGGCGCATGCGCCCCGACTACGGCAGCAAGCTGCGCCGTTTCGTCGACCTGCCAGTCAACGAGGGCTGGAAGAGTGCGGTGCAGGCCGAGGTCGCCCGCGCCCTGACCCGCTGGGAACCACGCCTGAAATTGCAGCGGGTGCGCGTGGTGGCGGTAGTGGGCGGGCAGATCAGCCTGCAGCTGAGCGGGCAGTACCTGGGTGACAGCCAACTGCTGGAGATAACGGCATGAGCAACGTGGAACTGTCGGCGCTGCCCGCGCCGCAGGTGCTGGAAGACCTCGACTTCGAGGACATCTTCCAGGATGACCTGGCGGCCTTTCGGTCGCACATGGGCGAGAACTGGGACGCGCTGCTGGAAAGCGACCCGGTGACCAAGCTGCTGGAGGTGGGCGCGTACCGCAAGCTGCTCAATCGGGCGCGGGTCAACGATGCCGCCAAGGCGTTGCTGCTGGCCTATGCCCAGGGTAGCGACCTGGACCAGCTGGCCGCCAACGTGCAGCTCAAGCGGCTGGTGGTACAGGCCGAAGACGCGAACAGTGTGCCACCGACCCTCGAAGTGCTTGAGGAAGACGATGCACTGCGCGAGCGGGTGCAACTGGTGTACGAGGGCCTGACCACCGCCGGCCCGCGCAACAGCTACATCCTGCATGCACGCAATGCCTCGGGGCAGGTGGCCGATGCCTCTGCAGAAAGCCCGTCACCGGCAGTGGTGGAGGTGACGGTGCTGAGCCTGGAGGAGGACGGCATCGCCAGTGCGCAGTTGCTGGCCGAAGTGGCCGCCTATTTCAACGACGACGATGTACGCCCGGTGGCGGACCGCCTGGAAGTGCGCAGTGCCGAGGTGATTCCTTATCGCATCGATGCCGTGCTCTACATGGCCGGGACGGGGCCGGAGAACGAAGCGACCCTGGCCGAGTGCCAGCGGCGCCTGCAGGCCTGGGTCAACCCCCGACGACGCCTGGGCGTGGAGGTCTCGCGCTCGGCCATCGATGCGCAACTGCACATCGCCGGTGTGAGCCGGGTGGAGCTGCGCAACTGGACCGACATCCGCCCGAGCAAGGCGCAGGCGGCCTGGTGCACCGGGTTCGAACTGACGCGGGGGGGCTGACATGCACAGCCTCCTGCCGCTCAACAGCACGCCGCTGGAACGGGCCGTCGAGGCGGCCTCCAGCGAAGACCTCAAGGTCACCCTGCGCACCCTGTACAACCCCGATACCTGCCCGGCGAACCTGTTGTACCAGCTGGCCTGGGCCTGGTCGGTGGACCGTTGGGACGACACCTGGCCCGAGGCGATCAAGCGCTCGGTGATTCGCTCCTCGTTCTACGTGCATGCCCACAAGGGCACGATCGGCGCATTGCGCCGCGTGGTGGAGCCGTTTGGCTATTTGATCGAAGTGATCGAGTGGTTCAAGGCCACGCCCCCGGCGGTGCCCGGCACGTTCGCGCTGAAGATCGGCGTGTCCGAGGCGGGGATCAGCGAACAGACGTACCAGGAACTGACCTGGCTGATCGACGACGCCAGGCCCGTCAGCCGACACCTGAGCGGCCTGGTCATCAGCCTGGAAACCGCCGGCTCGCTTTACCTCGGCGCCGCGCTGCAAGACGGCGACGAACTTGACATCTACCCGCCTGCGCCGGCCGACCTCACGGTCATGGGTGCCATCGGGCGTGGTGGGCGAGAACACACCATTGACTATCTGGACATTTACTAATGGTTGATCAGAACTCCCAGTTCTACGCGATCCTGACCAAGGTGGGGGCCGCGAAACAGGCCAATGCGGATGCCCTGGGCATTCCTTGGAAAATCACACACATGGCCGTCGGTGACGCCAGTCCGGCAGGGCTGGACAACCCGCCGCTGCCAATGCCCGACGCGAGCTGGACCAGCCTGCTCAACGAGTGGCGGCGGGCGCCGCTGAACCAGCTCAAGGTCGACGAAAAGGACAGTGCGGTCATCGTCGCCGAGCAGGTGATTCCTGCCGAGATTGGCGGGCGCTGGATTCGCGAGGTGGGGCTGTACGACGCCGACGGCGACCTGGTGGCGGTGGCCAACTGTGCGCCTACCTACAAGCCGCTGCTCAACCAGGGCTCGGGCCGCACCCAGGTGGTGCGCATGAACCTGGTGGTCAGCAGCGCCAGCAATGTGCAACTCAAGATCGATCCGGGTGTAGTGCTGGCGACCCGCGAGTTCGTGACCGAGGAACTGGCCAAGCGCGACTTCAAGCACTCGGTGCTGGCTGCGACCACCGCCGCGGTCACCTTGAGCGGGTTGCAGACGATGGATGGTGTTGCGCTACAGGCGGGCGCGCGCGTGCTGGTGAAGAATCAGGCCGCTGCCAAGGACAACGGCCTGTATCTGGTTGCCAGTGGAGCGTGGACACGTTGCCCGGATGCGGACAGCAGCGCCAAGGTCACGCCCGGCCTGCTGGTGCTGGTGGAGCGGGGCGCGGCCAACGGTGACAGCGCCTGGCAACTGACCACGGATGCACCCATTACCCTGGGCGTCACTGCGCTGGCCTTCGAAATGGCCTTCGGGCGCAGCGGGGTCGCCGCCGGTACCTATCGCAGCGTCAAGGTGGATGCCTACGGCCGTGTCATTGCCGCGACGAATCCAACCACATTGGCCGGCTACGACATCACCGATGCGTACACGATGGCGCAGATCGATGCTCTTCTGGAGCAGAAGGCCGGGTCTGCTGGTGTGTACAGCTTCAGCATCGACAAGACCTTGACCAGCTCGCACCGGGGGCTGGTGCTGCTCGATGCCAGTGCTGGCACGCGCACGATTACTTTGCCGGCGGTTACCCCCGCCCTGGGTGTGATGGACGTGATCCTGCGCCGTGTCGACCTGACGACCAACGCCCTGGTAATTGCGGCAAGTGGCACGGACAAGATTTTGCTCGATACCACGGGATCGACCTCCGGCCAGACCTCCACCGAGCTGCTGTTTGCCGGGGATTACCTCTGCCTGCGTAACGATTCGGTAGGCCGATGGTGGTGTGTTGGGCAGGCCCAGTTGCCGCCAAGTATCGAAACGGTGATCACGAAGTACTCGACCCCTGGAATTTTTACTTACACGGTGCCGCCACTGTTTCGTTCGGGGCGTCGCCGGGCTCGGGTGAAGGTGACCGCCGGCGGTGGTGGCGGCGGGCACGTAGAAGGTAATGGCGTAGCCGGTGGTGGTGGCGGCGGGGGTGGCATGGGCTCATCGGTGCTGGATCTGAGCGGCGTCGTATCGGTAACCGTTACCGTCGGGGCCGGCGGTGCTGCCCGTCCTGCCGGCGCCTCGCTTGCCGGTGGGGCTGGCGGGGCTTCGTCGTTCGGTGAGCTGATCAGCTCGACCGGCGGCAGCGGTGGTTCATCGCCCAGTGGCGGGATTACCGGCAGCACAACAGGTCAAATCGTGTACCCGGTATCAGCGTCTGGTTGTGGCACGGCGTCCTCTCTTGGACACGGTGGCGGCCATGGCGGGTGCAGTAAGGCTTTCAATTGGCAAGTCGGTGATCCCGGCGTCGGCCCTGGTGGTGGTGGTGTAGGTGGTGCAGGAACGTCAGGCGCACGGGGCTCTGGCGCGGGTGCACCGGGTGAAGTGCTGATCGAGGTGGCGTGATATGTGGGCATTGGTTGTAGGCGACAAGGTTATCGAGGTGACCCCAATTGACCCGGTTGGCCGGTTCCATCCCGCACTTAATTGGCTGCCGTGCGCGGCCGATGTTGTTCCGGGTTTCCGGCTGGGAGACAAGGGCTTTGAGCCTGCGCCCGAGGGCGACCGGATCGCCGCTGAGCGTGAATGGCGGGATGCCCAGGTTAGCGGTACTGAATGGCTGGTAAATCGACACCGCGACGAACAAGACATGCAGTTGACCACGACGCTGCAGGCGGGGCAGTTCGCCGATCTGCTGCAGTACCGCCAGGCCCTGCGCGACTGGCCCCAGTCGGAGCTGTTCCCAGTTTCTGAGCACCGGCCGGTACCGCCGCTCTGGTTGGAGAGCATCACCCCCTGAAGCCCCGCACTGTCGGGGCTTTTTCATTCTTCAAGACCCTTCAGCAGAAAATCACAAGGCTTTGCAGATGTTGAAAGATTGCAGATGCGGCAGATGCAAACGACTGCTTGCCCGTATGGGCGAGTTCACAGAACTCCAGATCAAATGTTCCCGCTGCGGAACGTTGAATCATGTGAAGGCCACGAGCCTCGAACCATCGCCTGTGAGCGACATGAACGCGGAATGTTCCGCGACTCAGCATTCGACTCGATAGGTAAACAGACATGGAAGCAGTAAAAGTAGGCAAGCATTTTTATTACGGGCACCCGACCAGCATGATCCAGGTGGTCAACCCGGCCGATAACACCGAAGGTGTCTATCTGCGTACTACCACCCTCTGCACGGGCGGTGGCGCCATCAATGTGTACAGCGGCCCCAAGGCGCCTGCTCGTCTCGGCGATACGACCGTGCACTGCATTTTTGGCGGTATCGACGGACGCAACGACTCGCAGTACACCCTGCCTTATCCGCTGTTCATCCCAGCCGGCTACGGGCTCTGGACCGCAGCCAACAACCCGACTGCAGCGATCTGCCTGACCTGGGATTTCCTGGCCTGAGATTGGCTGTGCGCTCTGCATATCCTCGCATCAGGCTGCATTTCGAAAATTTCTGATTCTCCTTCCGAGGCCCTGCATTGCAGGGCCTTTTTCATACCCGGAGTTTACCCATGAGTGGTTTCTTTCACGGCGTCACCGTCACCAACGTCGACACCGGCGCACGCACCATCGCGTTGCCGTCGTCCTCGATCATCGGCCTGGTGGACACCTTCACCGAAGGCCCGACCGCCAGCGCCAAGTTCAACGACCTGGTGCTGATCACCAGCGAGCGTGAAGCCATCGCCGCCTTCGGCGCCGACGCGGCCATCACCCGTGCCTGCCAGGCCATCTACCAGCGCGCCAAGGCGGTCATCGTCGCCTGCGGCGTGGCCAAGGTGGCCGACGCCGCCGAGCAGACCTCCGCCATCATCGGCAGCGTGCTGGCCGACGGCAAGCGTACCGGCCTGCAAGCGCTGCTCGACGGCAAGAGCCGTTTCAACGCCCAGCCGCGCCTGCTGGTCACTCCAAAGCACAGCGCAACTCAAGCCGTCGCCACCGCCCTGGTGGCCCTGGCCGACAAGCTGCGCGGCCTGGCCATCATCGACGGCCCGGCCACCACCGACGAGGCCGCCCTGGCCTACGCCGAAAACTTCGGTGCCAAGCGCGCCTTCCTGGTCGACCCGGGCGTGCAGTACTGGGACACCACCACCAGCGCCACCGTCGATGCAGCGGCCTCGGCCTGGGTCGCCGGCCTGTTCGCCTGGACCGACAACGAGTACGGCTTCTGGGCCTCGCCCTCGAACAAGGAGTTCGTCGGCATCACCGGCACCACCCGCCCCATCGAGTTCCTCGATGGCGACGAGACCTGCCGCGCCAACCTGCTCAACAACGCCAACATCACCACCATCATCCGCGATGACGGCTATCGCCTGTGGGGCAACCGCACCCTGAGCAGCGACCCGAAGTGGGCCTTCGTCACCCGCGTGCGCACCATGGACATCGTGATGGACGCGATTCTCTACGGGCACAAATGGGCAGTCGACCGCTCGATCACCGCCACCTACGTCAAGGACGTGACCGAAGGCCTGCAGGCGTTCATGCGCGACCTCAAGGCCCAGGGCGCGATCATCAACTTCGAAGTGTTCGCCGACCCGGAACTCAACAGTGCCAGCCAGCTGGAGCAGGGCAAGGTGTACTGGAACATCCGCTTCACCGACGTACCACCGGCCGAAAACCCCAACTTCCGCGTCGAGGTCACCAACCAGTGGCTGACCGAAGTTCTCGATAACGCAGCTTAAGGAGCACTAGCAATGGCAATGATTCCCGAAACCCTGGCGAACCTGAACCTGTTCGTCGATGGCACCAGCTTCCAGGGCGATGTCACCAGCCTGACCCTGCCCAAGCTCACCCTGAAGATGGAAGAGCACCGGGTGGGCGGCATGGACATGCCCATCGAGATGGACATGGGCATGGAGAAGCAGGAAGCCGGCTTCACCACTACCGGCGTGCGCCGTGAGTCGCTGAAGTTCTTCGGCCTAGCCGATGGTTCTGCGTTCAACGGCACCTTCCGCGGTGCCTTCAAGGGCCTCAAGGGCGCTGTCACCCCGGTGATCGTGACCCTGCGCGGCGCGCTCAAGGAAGTCGACATGGGCGATTGGAAGGCCGGTGACAAGGCCGAGGTCAAGCACACCGTCGCCGTCACCTACTACAAGCTGGAAGTCGGCGGACGCCTGATCTACGAGATCGACCCCATCGGCATGAAGCGCGTGATCGACGGCGTCGACCAGCTCGCGGCACAACGTTCGGCCCTGGGCCTGTAAGGACTTCTCATGACCCAAGCAAAGATCCCCAGCTGGATGAAGCTGAGCGCCGACGGCGTGGTGGTGGCGCTGACCCGGCCGAGCGAAGCCAATGGCATCAAGGTCGACAGCCTGTCGTTGCGCTCGCCTACGGTACGCGACATTCGTGCGGCTCAGTCGGCCGGCAGCGGCGACGACGAGCAGCGTGAGCTGAACTTGTTCGCCTCCCTCGCCGAGGTGGGCATCAAGGACCTGGAGGGCCTCGCGCTCAAGGACTATGGCCGCCTGCAGGCGGGCTATTTTCGCCTGGTGCAAGACGACGAGCTTTGACCCCTCCTTTCAGAAGGTGGCCGCCAGGCGGCTTGCCCGTGAGCTGAATTTTTCTGCCACCGAGATCATGACCATGTCGTTCACCGACATGGTCTGGTGGCTCACGGAGTGAGCCGGTTTTGCACGCACAGGGGGACCGTATGGCAAACGCGTTAGCGTTGAAACTGGTTATCGGCGCCTCGGTCAGTTCGACGATCGGCGCATCATTCAAGCTGCTTGAGGCGCGGATCCGGCAACTCAGGCAATTGAGCAGCGAAGGCAAGGGCGACCTGTACCCGCTCGGGCACGAGACGCTGGGCAACGGGATGCTCGACAGCGCTCCTGGTGATCCGCCAGGCGCGAGAACTCAAGCAAAGACCGGGGGCGCCGTACAGGCTGCTGAAACACAGGGCTCCCGGCACAGGCTGACATTGTTGAAGAGCATCGACGGGCACTTGCAGGTGATCAGTTTCCAGGTCGCCGATGTTGCGCGCCGGCTTTCGCAATCGAAGCCCGCCAGGGTATCCGTAAACATCAGATCGCAAGCGGCACCGCAGGCACCCGCAGGGGCAACTGCGGCTGCTTCACTGGAGACTGCAGCGCCTGCATCTCTGCCAACCGATGGGACACCTGCGGCGGGTCGGGTATCCGACCCGCTCAGCAGGAGGATGGCGGGGAGCGATGATACCGGGCCCCCGGCAAAGGGGCCGCAGCCCATAGGTATCATCGCTGTTGCCAGTGATTTCAGGGCAGGGCCACGGAAGGCTGGCGTGCTGGGTGGCGACGCTCCCAAAGGCGCAAGGGCGCCGCAACGGGTGTTTGTCGTCAATGCCCAGGACTTTTGCTGCGGCGCGATAACTTCGAGAAGGGGTAGAGGGGGAAGAAAGAACAGCCCCTCCAGGCGCCGACCTTCATCTGCTCCGGTTGGGCGCTTGGAAAGCATCAAAGGTTACCTCGGCAAGGCTGTTCCGGCGATCAAGGCCGCTCGAGCGCCCGCAGCCGTCGAGGCCATCTACAAGTTCGGCAAGACCTTCCTCACTGCAGAAACCACCGAGCAGAAGGCCGAGGGATATGGTGGGGCAGTGGGCGGTTTTGGTGGCGCACTGGCCGGGGCTGCGCTGGGCGCTTTCGTTCCTGTCATCGGTCCTGCGATCGGTTCGGTGATCGGGGGTATTGTGTTCAGCGAGTGGGGCTCCTCGTTAGCCAAGAAGTGGTTTGCAGACGACGATGCTGCCAAGCCTCCTGCTGGCGAACCCACTCACTTGTCCAAGTCGCTGGGCGATGTCGCTCGTTCGATGAATCCCGGCGCTGGCGAGCCGATGACAATTCTGTCGTTGCCGCCTGCACCACCTTCGATCAGCCCTGCGCCGGAGCCGATTGCCCAACAGATCACCTTCGCCCCGAACATGCCCATCACCGTGCAGGGCAGTGTCACCGACCCGGCCCAGTTGGCGATGAACATCGAGCCGATCATTCGACGTCAGTTCCTCGAACTGACCCGTCAGGCTTCGATGCGGCAACTGGCCGACCCCACATTTGTATAAGGAGCTGCCATGACCTACATGGACCAGTTGCACTCGGCCCTGCGGGCGCTGATCGCAGCGGGGGAGGCGGGCCGGCGCAGTGCCGACGAGATGCTGGAGCCCATGACCGGCGCCATCAGCGATATCGCCGAAGCCGCTGCCGCGCTCGAGGACATCCCCTACGTCGGGCCGCTGATCGGCGCCAGGCTGCAACGCACGATGCGCGCCATCAACCGGGCGCAGCAGGGCGTCGACAAGGTGCTGGGCCGTTACAGCCGCGCCGTGGCCAAGGTTGCGCTGGTGCAGGAGCGCATCGTCATATTCGAGCAGAAGGCGGCCAAGGCTGCCGCAGCCATCAACAAGGTGGCGGGTCGCATCAGCCCGTCGCTGGGCACGTTGCTGCCCACCGGCAGTTTCGCGCCGTCGGTCACGCCGGCAGCCGAGGTGGTCAAGCCGTTCCCGCACCTGCTCATTCTGCAGTCGTTGCAGGCGCAGGCGCAGCCTTACTACTTCAACCTCGACACCGCGACCTTCGATGAACTGCGTCGCCAGAGCGGCTTTCGCTGGGCGGGCCAGGAGCGCCTGAGCCGCCACCCGGCGCAGCAGGCGGTGGGGCTGGGCGAAGAGCGCATCACCCTCAAGGGCACGATCTTTCCCGGTGCGAAAAGCGGGCTCGGCCAGTTGCAGGCGCTGCGCAGCATCGGTCGGCAATTGCAGCCACTGAGCCTGACCACCGGCTACGGCGAGGTACTGGGCAACTGGTGCCTGACCAGCATCGAGGAGGACCAGAGCAGCCTGGTGGCTGGCGGCATTCCTCGCAAACAAGGCTTTTCATTGGAGTTCGTGAGCTATGGCGACGATCTGCAGAACCTCTGACGGCGATCTGCTCGACAGCCTCTGCCAGCACTATTACGGGCACCTCGACGGCAGCGTCGAAGCGGTACTCGATGCCAACCAGGGCCTGGCCGACCAGGCGCAGCCGTTTGGTGCCGGGGTGCTCATCAGGCTGCCCGCATTGACGCCCGCCCGCCAGGCCCTGGTGCAGTTGTGGGACTGAGCTGGCGCGCCCCCCCCTGCCTGCCAGCGCTGCGTGCGCGGGCAGGCCCTTCTGGAGCAGCAACCATGCAACCTGTGTTTCGCATCGTGGCCGATGGCAAGGACATCACCGCGCTGATCAATGATCGCCTGTTGTCGCTGCGTACCACCGACAAGCCGGGCATGGACTCGGACGAGTTCGAACTGCGTATCGACGATCGCGACGGCGAGGTGGCATTGCCGGCACGCGGTGCCTTCATCGAGGTGCATCTGGGCTATGCTGGCCAGGCATTGACCCGCCTGGGGCGCTACGCCGTGGATGAGGTGGAGCTGTCCGGGCCGCCCGACAGCATCGTGATCCGAGGCAAGGCCAGCGACATGCGCGGCAGCGGCAAGACCACCCGCAGCGGCAGCTGGGAGAACGTCACCCTGCAGCAGATCGTACGCGACATCGCCGCGCGCAATGGCTGGCAGCCAGCGTGCCCGGTGACGGTGTGCATACCGCGCATCGACCAGTTCAACGAGTCGGACTTCAACTTCATCACCCGTCTGGGGCGCCTGTTCGACTGCACCGCCAAGGTAGCGAACGGCGCGCTGCTGGTGATGCCGCGCCAGGCCGGCAAGAGCGCCAGCGGCAAGGCCCTTGGCAACGTCATGATCAGCCGTGGCGATGTGCGCAGCTGGCAGTTTCGCATGACCGACAAAGGCACCCACAAAGCCGTGCAGACGCGTCATCTGGACAGCAAGAGCGGCCAGCAGAGCGTGGTCGACCTGCCCAACGACGACGCGCCCGACGGCCTGTCGCCTGTGCACACCGACCGCCACCTGTACCCCAACCGTAGCGCTGCCGAGCAGGCCGCCAAGGCCCGCCTGGCGGCGCTCAACCGCAGCACCGCCAGCCTGCGCCTGGAAATGCCGGGCCGCACCGACCTGTTCGTCGAACGCACCCTCGACGCCCAGGGCTTCAAGCCCGGCCTCGATGGCGAGTACCTGATCGAGTCGATCGAGCAGGTGTTCAGCGCGTCCGGGTGGAGCACCACGGTCGAGTGCAATGGCGGCAAGCAAGGCAAGGCCAGGGCCAAGGGCGGGCAGGGTAATGCCGGTCGTTCGCTCAAGGCCGGACAGGCCTGAACCCCTATGCATTTTGGAGAATGATGATGGTCATCACTCAGCAGAACTTGATGCAGATTCTTCCCGGTGCCGGCGCCAATGCCGGCATTTTTGTACCCGCCCTGAACACTGCCATGGCCCGTTGGGAAATCGACAACCCCCGACGCATTGCCGCCTTCCTCGCGCAGATCGGCCACGAGTCGGGCCACCTGCGTTATGTGAAGGAGCTGGGCAGCGATCGCTACCTGTCCCGTTACGACACCGGCGCCCTGGCCCTGCGCCTGGGCAACACGCCGGAGGCGGACGGCGACGGTCAGCGGTACTGCGGCAGGGGGCTGATCCAGGTTACAGGGCGCAACAATTACCGCGCCTGCAGCATGGCGCTGTTTGGCGACGAGCGTCTGCTGGAGTTGCCGCAGTTGCTCGAGCAACCGCGTTGGGCCGCCGAGTCGGCTGCCTGGTTCTGGCACTCGCGCGGGCTTAACGCGCTGGCCGACCGCGGTGAGTTCAACCGCATCACGCGGCATATCAACGGTGGCCTCAATGGCCTGGAGGATCGCCTCAAACTCTGGGCCCGCGCCCGCGAGGTGCTGTGTTGAACCGCTTGCACGCTGGCGTGCTGCTGAGCCTGGTGCTGCTGGCCTGCGCATTGACCTGGCAGGTCCAGGGCTGGCGCCTGGGCCGCCAGCTGGCGCAGCAGCAACAGGCCTGGGCATTCGAACGCCAGCAACTGGCCGAGCGTGCTGCCGCCGAGCTGCAGGGCGAACGCCAGCAACGTCATGTGCTGGAGCGCCAGCTGGATTTGAACGACAACACCCATTATCAGGAGCTTCTCGATGCACAACAGGCTCAGGCACGCTTGCGTGATCGGCTGGCTACTGCTGATCTGCGGTTGTCGGTCCTTCTCGACCGCGACGCCACCCCCGACCTGCCTGCCGCCCCCGGCGCCGGCAGCCTGGATCATGGCGCCCCACGCGCCCGACTTGACCCGGCGCATGCTCGACGAATTATCGCCATCACCGATGCCGGTGACGCCGGACTGATCGCCCTGCGCGCCTGCCAGGGTTACATACGCGCGCTCACACCTTGAGTGTTCAGCCACGCCGATAGCTGGTGTAGGGTAGGCGCCAGACCTTCAAGGAGCCCGCC